CTCGCCACGGCCGGCGCCGCGCCGATCGCGATGCCGGCGCCGATGCTGGTCAGCCTGGCGGCCACCGATTGCACGGCCTGCAGCGGCCCATCCTGGCCGCGCGTGAGGCCTTCGCCCAGGCCGGCCATGGTGAACCCGCCCAGCTCGGCAAACACGCGGCTGGGCGAGTGGATGCCCAGCAGGCCTTTGAAGGCCGCGATCGCGCCGCTTGCCACGCTGGCAACGGCGTCTGTGACCCAGCCGATTGCGCTGCGGATGCCGTTGGCCAGGCCCTGCACGATGTTGGCGCCGAACTCGGTGAACTTGGCCGGCACGTCGAACCCGAACCACTGCAACACCGGCGCGAGCGCGCCATAGAACAGGCCGGCCGGTGACCAATTCAGGATCAGCGCGGACACGCCCGTGATGCCGCCATCGAAGGCCGCCTTCACCTGTTGCCAGAGCCCGGAGAAGAAACCGCTGATGGGCTCCCAGTACCGGTAGACCAGGTAGGCCGCTACGGCGATCGCCGTCACCAGCAGGCCAATGGGGTTCAGCAGCAGCACCCGGCCCAGCACGGCGACGGCACGCATGACCACGTTGAAGGCGAGCGCCAGGCCGCGCAGCACGCCCGACAGCACGCCGCCCGTGACGCCCAACTTGGCGAACAGGATGTGCAGCATCGCGTAGGGTCCGAGCACGGACGCCACGGCCAGCATGACCGGGCCCAGCACCAGCAGTGAGGCCGCCAGCGCACCGACCGCGACGGCGGCGGCCTTGGCGAGCGTCGGGTGGTCCTGCATGAACGCGGTGACGCTCACGGCGGCCTGGGTGACCAGCTCCAGACCGCGCGCGTACAGCGGCAAGACCTTTTCGCCCAACGCCTTCTCCAAGTCGTGCACCTTCGCCAGCGTGTCCAGCTCCTGACCTTGCGCGGTGCCCTTGGCCTTCGCTTCGAGCTGGTCGATCCCGGCGGCGCCCGCGTTCAGGCGCATGTTCTTGTGGATCTGGTCGCGCTGCACGACCATCTGCGAAATCAGGTTCGACGCGGTGCGGTTCGGCAGGATGCTGCCGATGACGTCCTGAACCTGAGCTTGCGAGGTGATGCCCTTGGCCGCCAGCGCCGGCAACAGCACCTGTTCAACCCAGGCGAATTGGTTCTTGCGGAACAGCTCCGCGCCCTTGAGCGCGCCCGGGTCCATGAACGAGACCTGGCCGGCCTTGTCCTCCTGGACCTTGCTGCGATCGGCGATCAGTCCGAACTTGTCCAGGTTGTGCAATGCCCGCTTGGTGGTCTTGCCTTGGTACAGGTTCTGATAGGCGCTCATCATGGCGGTGCCCACGGTGGCGCCGTCCATCTCCTGCACCAGCGGCTCCAGCGTGTAGTAAAACGCCTCGCTATCCATGCCCTTGGCGGCCAGGCCGCCGCGCTTGATGACCTGGAGCCATTCCCCGGCCTGCACGCGCCCGCCGGTCGCGCTGATGACCTTCTGGACCATGTCGGCCTGCTTCTTGAACGCGTCTTCGTTCGCCAGGCCGCCGCGCAGCTCGATCACCTTCAACATGTCCACGAACTTGCGTTCGTTCTCCGCGCCTTCGGCCTGGCCGAACACGGCAGCATTGGCGAATTTCATCTTGGCGAGCGTTGGCATCACCATCTCGGCGTGATGGGTGTCCGCGAACACGCTCAAGGCGTCGCGCATCAGCTCCGCCTTCTCAACCTGGCTGACACCGTAGGCCTTCATCTGCTCGGCGAAGGCCAGCGCGTCTTTGGTGGATGGGTCGCCCAGGCCCAGCGCGCCGATGCGCAGCTTCTCCAGGTCGTAGTGCTTGGCTTCGCCCAAGCCCTTGAGCAACGGGGCGCCGGCCGCCATGCCGGCCGCAGTGGCGCCCGCGCCGGCGGCGGCCACGTTCCCGGCACGCGCGCGCACCTTGTCCGCCGCCTGGTGCGCGGCGGCCATGCGGCGCTGCTGCGCGGTCACGGCCGCCATGCGCTGCGTCTGCGTCTCCAACTGCTCGTTGGTGCTGGCGATGCGGCTGCGCAGTGCGCGCTGGTGCTGCGCCAGGTTCTGCGTGCCGACGCCAGCCTCCGCCAGCCGCCCGCGCACCTGGTGCAGCTTTTCAGACAATTCCGATTGCCGGGTCTTGAGCGCCTGTGCTTCGCGTTTGGCGGCCTCGAAGGCCTTCGTGAGCGCGGCCGATGGCTCGCCGGTGGCCTTCAGCTGGCGGGCCAGCTCGTCGGCCCGCCCGCGCACCGTCTTCAGCTGGGTGCTGGTGATAGCCGCGTCCCGGGACAACTTGCGGAAGCTGTCGATGCCAGCCTGCGTGCGCTCCAGGTCCTTGAGCTGGGCGCGCGTGGCCTTCACGGCCCGGGCCAGGTCGTTGTTGGCGCCCATCAGGTTGCGCAACGGCCGCGTGGCCTTGTCCACGGCGGCCAGCACCACCTCCAGGCGCAGGCGGCGGGCGTCGCTCATTCCTCGGCCCCGCTACGTTCACGCGCGCGCTCGCGCCACTCCATCAGCTCCACGATACCCATGGCGTACAGCTCCTCCAGGCGGAAAGAGAAAACTACGCCGATGTCGGCGGCGGCGTCTTCGACTCGGTCGGGTAGGTGTCCAGCTGCTGCGCCTTCGTCAGCAAAAAACCGGTCACCTCGACGGCCAGCTGGGTCAGGTCGGCGGGGTCCATCTTGCTCACGTCTGCCGGGGTCAGCGTCGGGTCCGTGATGCGCGGCAGCACCGTGTGCAGGGCGGTCACGTCCATGCGCATCAGGTCCATCAGGCTCACGCCGCGCAGCTCGCCGGCGCCCGGCTTGCGCACGGTGATGCTCTGGATGGTCTGTTCCCCGCGCGTGATGGGGGTGTCCAGGACGATGGTTGCGGTTTTTTTTTCCATGGTGGTCAAAGTGATGAAGAGGTGAGGTGTGCCCGGGCAGGTCGGCCGGCCCGGGCGCGGTGGGCGGCGCCCGGGTTAGAGGCCGATGGCGCGGCGCTGCGCGGCCAGGCGGTCCTCGCCAAAGATGATTTCGATGAAGTTGATGTGGTCGATTTCGCACCACACTTCGCCGTTGACGGTCATCTTGTAGTAGGACAGCGAGGACTTGACCTTGAACGGGCTTTTGGCGCCGGCCTTGTTGCTGCCGAAGTCGATGTCGATGTGTCGGCCGCGCACCGCGATCTCGACCCCATCCACCGCCCCGGTGTCCTCGCGCTGGTACGCACCAGCAAAGCGGATCGCCGCGCCGTCGATGGTGGTCGTGCCGTACTGTTTGAGGATGTCGCGCATCGGGCCGCCGTAGGTGGTTTCCATCTCCAGCGCCTCATTGCCCAGGTCGATCTTGACCGCGCCGTTCATTCCGCCGGCGCGGAACTCTTCCAGCTTGCGGGCGAGCTTGGGCAGGTTGATTTCTTCACATTCGCCGGCGTGGCTCTGGCCGTCCGCGAATACATTGAAATGCTTGAGTATCAATGGCAGGGCCATGTTGGTTCCTTGTCAGGTGGTGGGGCGCAGCTCAAGCCGCCTTGACGGCTTCGGCGAACTGCATCAGGTAGCGGTCGGTGATGCGCTGGCGGAACTTCAGGTTCTCCAGCGGTGGCACCGGCGTGTAGTCGTAGTCGATGGCGAGCAGGCCGGCCTTCAGCGTGTCCTTGGTGTTGTCCTCGGGGTCGTACCAGGCGGAGCCGCCCAGCAGGTAGCCGTTGCGCGTCAGGTTGCGCAGCTTGGCGTTGATGCCCTCCAGCAGATCGCGCACCAGGGTGGGCGTCATCGGTAGGTCGTTGGCCCACATATGCGCTTCGGCCATGGTGTCGGCCAGCACCTGGGCGGTGCGGGTGTAGCTTTCGAAGGCGAACAGCGGATCCGCGCTGCACGTGCGCGAGCCCCAGAAGCGGTAGCCGTCGCGGTGAATCAGCGTGGTGACCTCGTGCGCGTTCAGGTAGCCCGCATCGGTAGCCGGGTCCTGGAGGTCCCAGAACACGTCGCGCGACAGGCCCGTTACGCCGTTGACGGCCACGTTGGAAAGCGTCTTGTGCCAGCCAGTCTCGTTGTCGATCTTGGCGCGCAAGCCGACCGCGCGGGCCGTGGCCCACAGGGTGGTCTCGGCGTTGGCGGCGGTGTCCCAGCCCACGAACTCGGGCCAGATCACCATGGCTTCGCGCTGGCCGAAGTTGCTTCGGTAGGCGACGGCTTCTTCCTTGGTTTGGCAGCCATGGGCGGAGAGGTAGGCGAAGGCGCGCAGCTTCTGCGCGATGCTCACCAGCTCGGTCCCCACGGGCAGGCTGTCGAGCCCCGGCACGGCCAGGATGCGCGGCGCGACGCCGAAGCGGTTGCGAGCGGACAGCAGCGCCTTCATGCCGGTGTAGCGGCCGGCCGCGTTGGTGGTACCGATCAGGTTGGACGTGGTCTCGGCTTCGGAAGCGCCGCCGGCGACGCGCACCACGATCGTCAGCGGGTTGGTCTGGTCGGTGATGGCATCGAGTGTGCGGGCCAGCGTGCCTTTGTCGCCAGCCTTGCCGATAGAGGCTTGCGGGTTGGTCAGCAGGACGGGAGTATCGAGCGGGAAGGCGCTCGCGTCGGCATCGTCGGCGGTGCAGACGATGCCGGCCACGGCGGTCTCGATGGTGCGAATGGGGCGTGTGCCGTCGTTGAGTTCAACGACGCGCACGCCGTGGTGGTAGTCGGTTGGCATGCAGTCCTCCAGGAGTGTCCGACGGTGTATTGGGACGTGCATGGAGGATGCTGCGCACGCGCGAGGAAGTCGCGCGTGTGCTGTTGTGGCTGCGCGCGCTACAACAAGGCGTTGCCGGCGGCCGACGAATTGAGGGGGGCGAGCATCCACAGGTGCTGCGGTGTCACGCGTCGCACGCAGTCCGCACGGAACAGCGGTTCGCCGGCCGCATGGAAAGCCCAGGCCGCCAGCTCGCTACAGAACCACGCATCGGCCTGCTGCCAGTCGCGGTGCAGGCTCAGGCCGACGATGGCCTCATAGTCGTAGGGCTTGCCGATCTGGCCGGCCGCCGCCGCGATGATGCGCGCCGGGTCGCGCGCGGGGATCGTCACCAGCTCGTGTCGGTCCGCGCATTGGATGGCCCCGGCCAGCGACACGCGGCGCACGCCGTGCCCGGGCATCGACTCGATGACCTGGTCGCCGGCCACCAGCCCAACATGGCTCCATGTCGACCAGGTGCACGCCCGGATTGCCCAGCTCAGGGCGCCATTGGTGGCGGTGAACAGCAGCTGAATGCGGCTCATGCCAGCGCCCCGCTCATGGCGGTCAGCACACCGCGTACACCAGCAATCGCCCGGTCGGCTGCCGCGCGGGCGGCGTCCTCCGCAGCGCCGTTGCGGATCTCCTCCTTGCCGGCGAGGCGACGGGCGCGGATGTCGTACAGGGCGGCATTCCACGCCGCGTGCATCGCCAGGATGTCGTCGGCGGCCTGGCGGGCGCTCTCACCCTTGGCATCGGCCGCGCTCTTGACGGACAGCGGCACGTCGCCCGCGTAGCCGGCGGCCTGGTAGGCCTGAGCTTCTTCGGCGGCGCGCTGGTACTCCACCACGCGCAGCGGATCGCCGACCACGGCCAGGCGTACCGCGTCGGCCGCGGCGTCGAGCTGGTCGCACAGGCGCTGTTTCAGGGCCACCAGCAGCGCGGCCTTCCGCTGGGCGTCCTCGATCCACTTCCCGGCTGTCCAGACGTGCGCAGGGCTGGGCCGTGCGGTTTCGGTGGCGTTCACGTCCGCCGGCGTGGTGCCGATGTCGGCGATGGTGATGGCGGAGCCGTCAGCCTTGGAGAACAAGGCGACGCCCCGCCAATCGACCTCGATGCTCCAACTGCGGTCGCTGAACACGGCCACCTCGCGCGCGCTGGCGGCGGGCGGCGCCTGGGTCGTGGCATGCGCTGGAATGAGCACGACGCCCGATTCGAGCGGCGAGTGGTCCGCC